TCGACTTGTGCCGCCTCTGCTAGTCCTAACGTGTCATTGATATGAGCATTGACTTCCATTGCCTGCTCATTTGTAAGCAAGCATCCCGCCTCGATTGCGGCTGAATGAAGCGATTCCATGCTTGAATGCAACTTGCATTCATCAGCTACGCTTTCCGCTAGGCACAATGCAGCAAACGCAAAAACTGCGCTAGTGCCTGCGTCACGTTGTTTGCCAAGATCGCTTGCAACGTAGGCGCGAACCGTTGCCCATCGAAAGTCCGTTAGTGGTTTGATATTCATTTTCTGTATAGTAGTTTTTCTAGTGTTGATTGTGTTTTTGCCGTGTCGTTTTTGCTGACAAATGCCGTGCGTGCGCCGTGCTTGACGGCGGTGTATTCTGGAATTGTGCATTCATCCAAAAGCGTTTTCCAGTTGAGTAATGCGCATTTGATGTATGAGATCATCGTGCTAGGCAATTTCACATGCAAGTTGTGATCGCTCCAAAGTGCCATGTCGGATGCAGCCGCTCGGTCAAAGTGCCAAAAAAGACATTCATTGCCACGGGTAAAGCCTTTGCATGGATGCCCTAACGCAATCAAGGTTGCCGCCATCGCTGTTGATGCGCTCGATACGGTATCACCCCTCAAAATAGGGTCATAGTGCCACGCCTTGCCCTTTGCTGTATCTGCCAGCTTTGACAATTCAGCGAACGCAATCTTGATGCGTGATACTTCGTGATTCTGATTCGCCGCAATCCATTTCTCATCGTGCCAGGCTTTTGTAATGCTGCCGATTGTGTTTCCGTCGATAGATGCGCCTTTGAAATTCCAGATAGTGCGAATGCCTTTGATGCCCTCGCCTGTTGCCACCGTCCAAGGTCGATCTGGATGCAATGGAACGTCCAACGCAATCGCTGTTGCTGCTATTTTCGCGTTAGACGTATCACCTTCCAAGGTGCTGAGATTCATATTCATAGTTCAGAAAACTATCAGGTTACAATCGTGGGGGAGTAAGTTCCGTTCAATTCAATGCGGCGATATTCTTCTGCGGCTTGCGTTTTTGTGATGCCCTTGACGATATAAATGCCGCTGGTCACGTTGCCGATCAAGTGATCTTCGGGTGCAGTTGCGAGCGTGATACTTGCAGCGATCGTGCCGCTGTAACCGCTAGTTGCTGGCACGAATCCAGAAAGCGAAAATTGGATGCGCTCATTATACATGCTGATTCCGGTATCATCACCGGAGATGTTTTTGACCATCTTTTCATCTTGCTCAAATGCTTGCGAACTGCCATCCAAAAGGAATCCAGTTTGCTGCGTAGCGATGCCGAATAGTCCGTTAGTCGCGCCAAGTAAAGTTGCCATACTTTGTCTAGCGTGTCAAAAATTATGCTCTCTGCGCGTAGCATTCGCCTTCAAAAGTGCATTCAAGTGTCGATTCATCCCATGACGGTGCGCCGTTTGAAAATTGCAGATAGTCCACAATCACGCCGTCTTCCATTACGGCATTGATGGCCGTTTTGAGTGTGCCAGGGTTGCTAAGAGCCGCTGATACCGTTTCTGCAAACTGCAACGCCGCGTCACGGTCATCGTCGCCACTGTGAGCGCGATAGATAACCTCTACGGTGATTTGCTCAACGGGTGATAACGCCAATCCGAATTTCTGCGATGCGGTAATCTTGACCGCTACAAGTGGCAATTCGATTTCAGTAAATGCTTCGCCGTCCACCACTGGCAATGATAGTTCGCCGGATAGATAATTGATAATCGCGGTTTTGAGTTTGTCGCTGGTCATATAATTTTGTTTCCTCTGTTTTTGAATCTCCCCGTTCCTTCGATGCGGTCTTTTACTTGCTTTATAATGCCGTAATAACCCTCTCGCAATCCTGAGTTTACATCCACGTTTTTCGTCGTTACGTAATCAATCTCATTTGTCAGGTCAACGTCAGTTGAATACCCGCGCCCAGAAAGTCGAACGCTGCCAAAACTTGTATTTGTGATGTGTCGCTTTACCCACATCGGCAACTTGCGTTTGCCTGCGTAGCCTTTCAGTTTGTTAGTTGCGACAATCCACCCAGCTTTTAGCATCCCTGCGTTGTTGGCTTTTTTCTGTGCATATTCCGCGCCGCCTTTGCTGAAATTTGGATGCCCTTCAGCATACCAAGTGCGACCCGTTACTCTGCCTCTGCCATTCCGTGATTTTTGGTGCGCCTCTGCAATGCTCTTTGTGGCAACTCGCATTGCCCCCTTAAAAACTTGCGATTTGATAGATGCCTCAAACTTTGCGCCGATTGAAGCGGTAGCCCCGAACGGTTGAGTTTTTCTCATCAGACCGTAGCCAATGGATTGTGACAAATCCTTGATCGCGGTGTTTATGTCGCCGCCTTTGGATTTTGTCCAATCTTTCAACATGCGCCGAAACTGACGCTCGCTCGCAGGGTCAATCCGCGCATCTATCATCACCTTGCTCATCGTGATTCGTTAGGGTCAATCAGTGAGAAATGAATTGCAATCGTGCCAACGTCAACGCCATGCACTCGATATGATATGCCGTCAACAGTGCATCGTTTGTTGATTAGTCGTCGCGGTTCTGTAACTGCGCTCGGTTGCGCTGTGACCATGTTTTGAATGCTAGGCTCTAAGCCTCCAGTGTCTCCGTCGATGGTCTTTGTCGATAGATTGGCGACTACGTTAAAAGTTTGCCCATCGCATACCATGACAGATACGCCCATCGTCGTATCGCATTCGTCATTGTGCGACAGCATGAAATCATCAAGCAAGCTCATACTGTTTGCGGCGTGTCAAAAGTAACCCCCGCACCGTTTCCAGTGCGGGGGCTTGTCATGAATTACACACCACCAAGAAAGATTAGTCAGTCAGCAAGCAGATATGCTCAGGCTTGAGAACCTTCGCGCCCCACAGCACTCCGATTTCGTAGTGAACCATGCGATAGCCAGGGTAAACTGCAAGCTCAAAGCTCAATCCGCTGCGAGGGTCGGTAACAACTTCGCGCATCAGTGCGAGGTCGTTGCCGCCGATTGGCACTTCTGGCAAGCGAGTTGCAAGGATGATTGCGTTGCGGCTGAATGCTGCATTGGCATCTTGCGCGCTCAGCACTGTCACAGGGTCATTGTTGGCGATTGCCTTGATGAGTCCTGGGGCTGCGATGGTGATGTCTTGGTCGCCGTCTCCAGCCGTGCCAGTCGTCACCATGTAGGTATTGCCGCCAATGGTCACAAGAGAGCCAGCAGGGATACTGCCAGTGCCAGTGTCAACGTGAATCACGGTTTCGCCTACAGCGTAGCCAGCTACGTTGTCCACGAGGTAGTTTGCACCCGTGGCAGTTGCGGTGAGTCCGACTTGAGCGGATTCGCGCACGTTAAAGCCCATGATATTGCCCAGCACACCTTGACGAAGCAAGCCAGCATCGCCAGCATCGCCCACGTTGGTGAGTTGAGTCAAACCGCGCATTGCAGCGGATGCGGTAGTATTGAGAACCATGTGGCGGTCGCTAAGCGGCGTGCCACGGTCGTCAAGGAACTTCTTGGCGAACGCAGCGTCTTTCAGCGTTGCACTAAAAAGAGTGGTTGCATTAGGAGTGATGCCGCCCGATGCGCCAAGTGCCGCAGCGTCTGCAAGGTCGTTCTCAATCTCGTTAACAGCGGCACGGATGGCTTGTGCGATTTGATCTTGAGCGACAGTCAAAGTGCCTGCACCTTGATTTACTGCATACTGTTCTTCAGCACTCCAAGAAAACGGGAATGCCCGTGCCTTGGTGATGGTGATGTTCTCGTTGCCAACGGTCTGATCTGCGATTGCAGGGAAAGCCATGGCTGCGGTGATGTTCTTGCCTGCGGTGTTGGCGGCAGTTTTGAACGAACGAAGATTTTGACCAACGGCAACACGATCAGCCGAAGCGTCACGGGTCACAGCAGGGATAAATCCGACAAGCTCACGGGAAACTACGTCAAGCGCAGAATAGGCGTCAGCAACTAGGTTGGTAAGGGTATTAGCCATTGTATTTGTTAGTTAGAAATCTTCCCGCCCGATTTGATAAAGCTCATACGCTCGGCGGGTGTAAGCGCATTAAACTCTGTGAGTGATTTCACATTAGAAATGGGTTTGTCTTCCACACCTTCCACGGGAGGAACTCCAGCAGTGGCGAGAATTTCAGCGGCTCGCGTTTCAGCGGATGCTTGCGCGGTGGCGAGTTGCTCGGTGAGATTTGCAATAGCGGTTTCAGCTTCGTTAAACGATGCTTCAAACTGCGCTTTTTCTTCAGCGAGTTTATCAGCCTTGGCTTTAGCCTCGGTCAATTCCGTGACTGCGCTGGCAAGATCGTTTTCGACTTCGTCAATCTTTGCGGTCAATTCCGATACTTTGTTTTCAGCGTCAACCAAGCTCGATTCCAAGCTATTGACTTTTTCGACAAGTGCCGCATCAGGTTTGAATTTGTCTAAAATGCTCATCACTTTTGATTTCGTGTCAAAAATTTCATCAGCGAATCCCATTTCAATTGCTTTCTTTGCTGAAATCCAAGTTTCAGATTTCATCATTTTGCGAATGTCGCCTTTGTCCTTACCCGTCTTTTCGGCATAAACTCCCGCGATTTCGTCACTGATTTCTTCCAGCATTTCCGCACCTTTGCGCATTGCATCGGCGTTGCCATGAATGCCAGTTGATGCGTCATGAATCATCATGCGCCCATTGCTGGCAATCGTGATCTTGTCAGCCGCCATCGCAATCACGCTGCCCATGGATGCTGCCAGCGTGTTGATTTTCGCCGTAACATACACACCACGTTCGCGCAGTTCTCGCATAGCGTTATAGATTCGATAGCCCTCGAAAACGCTGCCGCCTGGCGAGTGAATTTCGATTTCCAACGTATCAACGGCATTTTCTGCGCACGCTGTAACGTCTCCGAATGTATAGCAATCAGATACTGCAGCCATGCCGTAAACCTTCTCAATTTCTTCGATAATCTGGTCAACGCTGTATTTATGCACTTGGTCGTTGAGTTTGACCTTTGCCGATTTGTTCTCAATTTGTAGCAAGTTCATTTTCTTTCATTTCGTTAGGGGTTAGCATTGCCATTTCTCGTTCTTCGATTCTCACACCATCGGGCGCGGATTCGTTAGCGATTGCAACTTTGGTTTTTTGCATCACAAGGTAGTTGATCCGCTCGTCGATGTGATCTTCGGGCGATTTGCCAAGGTAGCCAAGAATGTCGTTCGGATTCAAAAAGCCCGCTTTCCACATCTCGATCAGTTCTTTCGATACCCTGCCATCGTCAATGGTGATCTTTTTAGGGTAGCTGAATTTCCAGCGATACCACATGGCATTTTCTGGCAGGTCGCCGCGCTTGATAAACTTGGCGATAGCATAGCCAACCATGCGCTTTGCTGCATACTCTAGCAGGTCTTGACGGTCTTCCACCGCTCTTTGTGCGCGTCCAAGGTCTGCCCGTTCTGCCGTGCCTTGTCCGGTAGCGTGCCATATCATCGAATACGGCCAGTTCATGCCCGCAAGCGTCTTGCGGTAGATGCGGTTTTGAAAGCTCTCCCACATGTCTCCAGGTCGATCATTCTTGATCGTCTCCAGCTTGCCGCCAGACTTGCTCGCAAAGTAGCGAATTTGCCCGCCTTGGTAAGATTCTTGAATGATACCTTTCTCGCCGCAAGTAACGTCTCCAGTGCCGTTTAGCACGTTTGCGTTGTCCTCAGGGTCTGGCATTCCTGTGTCGTTGTATTCGATCAGTCCGATGCTCGATAGCATCAGTTGTGCATGACGCTCCCAATCGTGAGACTGGAGCGAATCGCGCAAATCATTGATTGCGTGCGTTGCGGCTGGTAATCCGCGCCCTTGCTCTTGGAATGACGGGTCGTAAAGGTGAATACAATCCCGCGCCGAAAAGTATTGTTTCAGCGTGCCGTCCTCGTTGATAAAGGAAAACGCCACGGGTGCGCCTTTGCTGTAGATTACGCCGTCTGTAATATTCAATCCCTTGTATGCGCCGGATTCCAGCTTGCCATCACGCACCCCGTTAGGCGTGGCGATTCTGTGGCTTGGAATATGTTGAATACGCGGATAGCCCTCGCCCGTTTCCGTTAGAAGAACAAATGCCTCCCCGTCTCGGTCAATGGCGCATGAGAGTTGATACAGCGAGGTTTTGAAATCGTGCATCCCGCCGCGAACGTCACAGATGCCATACCATTCATCATTTATTTTCGCCTCGGCTTGTTTCTTCCATTCTGTATCTGTTGACTGCGATTGCGCCTGCCAACTGCGCCCCACGGAATACATCGCCTTCTGCTGGATTGCTCCCAGCAATACGCCTTCGTTAGTGTAAAGCCTGCGCGATGCTGAAACAATCGTTTTCCTATCCCATGACGGAATCAGCGTGCCAATATCCTGCATTCGCACTGGCTCCCACGGACGTGCGCTAGTGTCTCTCTGTGCCGCCTTTGCGAACTTAAACGGCTCTCCCCATTGGTTGACTATCATAGCTGCGCGGTGTTGTGAAATCCTCCACGGGTGCGACTCGTTGGTCTGATTCCCGCTTTAATCCAAGCGATTGCTTGATTGATGACAACCAAGCGAGTAGTTTCTGGTAAAGATACAAGAACAGTGTAAGAAATACCGTTCTTTTGCGAACTCGTTAAAGTGTTCCCACCCGATTTTGACAGCATTCCAGTAAGTGCCGCCGTGCGTGCCGCAATGAGAGATTGCAAGATGCTGGGATCTTCCTGCGCGGCATCGTAGTATGCCTGAATTAGTTGCGCCGCCGATACGTCCATAACAAGGGCAGCGTGTCAAAAAGAAAAGCCCCACCCGTTAAGGTGAGGCTTTGAGATTTCCTGCAC